AACTAGGCATTAAGCTTATTAAGCTTATGCGTGTACTAGGTGTTGATGAAGGCGAAATTCAACGCTTAAAGATTCAGCTATGGGATCAAGTTGTTGTTGATGATACTGTCATTGAAGAGCCTTTTAAGAAGCCAGACTGGCCTGAAATACAATGGCCTTGGACTGTTCGCGAGCTAACATTAGAAGCCGCAGAGTATCTTGACAGTAGAGGTGTACTTGAGTTAGCTGACTGGTACACAAGTTCAAGTCCAATACAAGGAATGGAATTTCGTGTCATCCTTCCGTATTTGGATAATGAAAAACTAATTGGATACAGTGCCCGCTGGATAGGCGATGTGCCAAATAAAAAGATTGCAAAGATGATTGCAAGTCGTCCGCCTAGCTATGTGTTTAATCTTGAACACCAAAGTAGCCATAGAAAATATACAGTAGTAACCGAAGGCGAGTATGATGCATTATCGCTTGACGGTGTTGCTATTATGACAAACGAAATTAGTCCCGAGCAGGCAAAGATAATCGAGGATATTGACAACGAACCAGTGGTACTACCAGATAGAGATGCTGCCGGGATGACATTGGCACTACAAGCCGCAGAGCTAGGTTGGAGCGTAAGCTTTCCAGAATGGCCACCAGAGATTAAAGATGCAAATCAAGCCGCACAGAAATTTGGCAGAGCTGCCACATTGCAAAGTGTATTAGAGTCTATTGAAACAAGTCCCTTAAAGATCAAACTGATGGCCAGGCGGTGGTGTGTTTAAAATTAAACTGACCTGGAAATTGGGGCAAGACACAACTGAATGGTGGAACGAGGCCTGTGCATGGGTAATAGAAGAATATGGGCTACCAGGAGACCGTTATACGACTACACTAACAGAAGAATACATGATATATAACTTTACAAAACAAGAAGACGCCGCAATGACTGCATTGCGTTGGGGGAACAATTAATGGCAAATGAAGTAAAAGAATACGGATACGAACTCCAGAAACTATTTCTGGACTTTATGATTAGTAATAGGGATTTGGCCGCACGATGCCAAAACGTATTAGATCCAGAACACTTTGATCGCAGGTTGCGCAGTGCGGCAGAGTTTATTAAGACGTATGTGAGTGAACATGGAAACATCCCTGACATTATACAAATTAAAGCAACAACAAATACAGACCTGTCACATCTTCAGGCTCAAGCAGAAGAACACAGTGCTTGGTTCCTGGAGGAGTTTGAAGGCTTCGCAAGACACAAGGCACTTGAAAGAGCAATCTTGCAAAGTGCTGACATGCTTGATAAAAACGAATATGGTGCAGTTGAGAAACTAATCAAAGATGCTGTTCAAGTTGGATTGCCAAAGACATTTGGTACAGATTACTTTGCTGACCCAGCAGGTCGATTGACAGCACTAAAAGACAACAACGGCCAGTTGAGTACAGGTTGGAAGTCACTTGACGATAAACTGTATGGTGGGTTCAACCGAGGTGAGTTGAATATCTTTGCTGGAGCGTCTGGTGCAGGCAAGAGTTTGTTCTTACAAAACTTAGCACTAAATTGGGCGCGGACAGGATTGAACACAGTTTACTTTTCATTAGAACTATCCGAAGGCCTGTGTGCCATGCGTATGGATGCAATGATCTCAGATACTCCTACTCGTGAAGTGTTTAAGAAACTAGAAGACGTTGACCTTAAGGTACGTATGGCAGGTAAGAAAGCCGGCGTATTACAAATTGTACAGTTGACCAATGGCGTCACGCCAAACGACTTGCTATCCTGGGTGAGAGAATTTCAAACACAGCGTAAAATTAAAATTGATGCCATCTTGGTTGACTATCTGGATTTGATGATGCCAGCAGGGCAAAAGATCAGTGTAAGCGATATGTTTGTCAAGGATAAACTTGTTGCAGAAGAATTGCGTAACTTGGTTGTTGGCGAGCAGTTGTTGTTGGCAACGGCTTCACAGTTAAATCGTAGTGCAGTTGAAAGCGTGGAGTTTGACCACTCAATGATCGCTGGTGGTTTGAGTAAGATTCAAACTGCTGACAATGTGTTTGGTATCTTCAGTACGCCCACAATGCGTGAACGTTGTATGGTACAGTTACAGTTTATGAAAACTCGTTCGAGTGCAGCAGTTGGTCAGAAAATTGATTTGAGCTTCAATCCAGATACATTGCGTATTAGTGATCTGGATGGTGATACTGCTCCTAGTACTACCAGGGCAAGCGATGTATATAATAAAATTCAACGTACTAGTAATGTTGGAACTACTGTAAACACAGATTCGGGCGGAGCATCAACATCATGGGAAAAGCCGCAGTCTAAGGAAGGGTTTGATTTGTCTAAGCCAAATTCGGGCATATCCACAACAAAGCCCTTAACTGCACCAGTTGCTAGCAATGCTAACAGAGATGCACTAAGGGCTATTGTAAGTCGTGAAGTCTGATTACTTTGGCTGGTATGGCTCTTCTAATTCAACATCTGGCATGACGTCAGCTGCAATATCAGCTTCTGCATCGTCTGCTTCATGGTCAACGTTAAAGTCGCGAATGTCTTTGCGCATTCTGCTAATTAAAGAGCTATCGCTTGCAATAATGTCTGCCATGCTTACAAAAGCAGCAGTAATAAGCTTTGACTCGGAAAAAGTAATGGGCTGTCCGCTTGCCATTTTATTCAATGTTTGCATAAAACGACTTTGTAATTCGTCGCTTACAAGTGGGCCTAACGCCTGCTTTAAACGGGAAAGTTCACTTGTATCAATTTGATGATCCGGTTCTCCGGTATCAGCATGAGTATCATACTCATTTAAACGAGAGATCTTATTTGCTAAGTCTCTTAATTGTTGGGCACCTGGTGATAATTGCATTTTTACAATCTCCTATAAAGATTATTTAGCTAAATATATTAATCATGCGTAAACAAACTCGAAGTATTCTAGACGAAATCACAGGCTTAGTCCCAAGGCAAGATAAACACTTGCATGTGGAGGGATTAGCAGTGCAGGCCATTGCCCGTGTAATTAACTTGATGGAAGTTATTCAACGGAATTATCCGGAACATCAAGCAGATGAACTAATTCGTCGCTTGCAGTTAGCAATTAAAAACGGTGACCCTGCTAAGTTTACACGTGGAGTACGCTCAATAAAGGAAAGTGAACTGTGAAGATAAACGATTTAAAACGCCCTACATTAGAAGAGGGATTTATTGACAACTTTATTGCTAAAGTACAAAACATGGCCGGCGAAGATGGCCCTACTGGTGTATTACGAGCTTTGCGAGGCCAAAACGCCGCGCTGAATAAATTTGCCGATGTTATTGCAAATGCAACAACACCTAAAGTCACTGAACGACTTGGAAATCAAGCGCAGGCGATTGATGACGGCACTGGACCAACCCCAGTTGGAATGATATTAAAACAAGCAGAGATAATTGGCAGCGCGATGGCCAACCGGGAAGGCATTGAAGTAACCCCAGCGGAAATTCAATCTACAATTGCTAACAGCAAAGAAGACATTTTAAAAATGCTTTTGGTCAGCGATGATGCAGAGGATGCAACAGTCAGATCATTGTTTCAAGCAGTAGTTTTGCGCTCACCCAATGTACGTTTACGAGATTCACTAAGTGTTAGTATTCGCACTATTTCATTGATTGTTGCAGGAACAATTATCTACATTAAAACAACCAAGGAAGATCTTGGGGATTTTGTCATCGATCCAACAGATTTACAAAAATTTAATGATGCTAGTGAACAAGTCACAGAAATGTTGTTTGGGCCACGTTCTTCCGAACTTCGTACATTGCAGCCAAATGAAGAGCTTAAAGATAATTTACAATGGCTGATCCTTCAAATGGCCAAAGCTGTTAAAGAAAAATATGCAGTACTTGATAATGCACAGTTGCAGGGTTTACTTGCAAGCCCGCCAGCACTAGTTTCTCCGCTACAACTTAAATCGGCGTTGTCTAGTCATGACAATACCATAGATCCAGCAGTTGTATCTCAGGTTATAGCCAATGTTACTCCAGTGATTCAGTCTCAATTTAATGCTTGGTTAGAAATTGCAGTTAAGGAAACAGCTGGCGGCCGCCCTGCAACCGAAAGTTTAAAACTTTATGTGCCTCTATGGAGCAAAGAGGCACTAGAAACAGTTAATAGCCTGAAGTTTAGTCCCACTGCCAAAGCAGAGCCAGATACTACAATAGAGCCAGCTGGCAAAGAAATTCCACTGGCAGGTGAAGAACCCAGCGGCGTAGCACCAGATATTGCGTCAATTGTTGATGCAGCAAAAAAATTGAGCGCAAGCGATAAAACAAAACTTACTGGCCAATTACTAAGTGTACTTGGCGGCGGTGAGGCAAATCCAGCAAGACGAGTATAATATGAAAATATTTGAAATAACAAAATATAATAAGCCAATGTTGGCAGAAGCCAAGGCACGAATACCCCATCCAGAAGATTCAGTATTTGAAGAAGGCACTGCCGGGGCATTAAGAGCATTAGAAGCTATTGCACATGCCGCGCAGAATCCAAGTGTTAACACTGTTAAATGGGATGGCACACCAGCTATTATTTTTGGTCGAGACGAAAACGGATTTATCTTAACTGACAAAGCTGGGTTTAGTGCAAAAAAATATGACGGGATGGCTCGTAGTCAGAAGATGTTCCAGGATATGATTTTCAATCGCAAGCCAGACGAGCCTACTCGAATGGAATATGCAACTCAAATTGCTAAACTATATCCAATGCTTGAAAAGATTGTCCCAGTGAAGTTTCGCGGATTTATTCAAGGCGATATCATGTGGATGAGTCAACCAGTTGCACATGACGGAATCATTGAAATTCAACCACTAAAGGTAAAATATACAATTGATGCGTCAAGTGATTTAGGAAAAAAGATCAAAGCTAGCAAAGCTGGAATTGTCGTGCATAGCCATTTTGACAGCAGAGAAGAAGAAGAACCAAGAGCAATGACTCCTGCTGAAATTGCATCATTGAAACCAAGCCCGGGCCTTGTAGTACTGAGTCCAGTAATGCAAATTGACAGTGTTCCATCATTTGATTTAGCAGAAGATGATGTGCAATCAGTAAGAAATTTAATTACAAAAAATAAGTCTTTGGTAGACAAGTTTCTTAATCCAATGGCAATTGGCGCATTGAAGATTTCCAACCTTCCTGATATTTTTAAAAGCTTTTTAAACTTCAAAGCATATCGCGGCGAAGATGCACCAACTTCGACAGAATTCTTGACATGGTTGCAAAGTCCAGACAGTAGCATAACAGCTAATAAGCTTCAAAACGTTTTAGATCATATTAACAAAAACAAAACAGGTTTTAGTGCAGTATTTAAAATTGCAAATGCATTGGTCAATTTGAAGTATGCTCTTAAGCATCATCTTGATACGAATGCTAGCCAAGATGCTTCTGTTGTAGCATCAATTAGGGATGAACCTGGCCACGAAGGTTTTGTTGCTGATACTCCGCACGGTAAGTTTAAAATTGTTAACCGTCCCGTATTCATGAGGAAATTTTAATATGGATGACTTTAGTTTCATTCGAGAAAATTGCAACGAAAGCAAGATGTTTCGTAACAACTATCTTAAACAGCTGACACTAAGAGATACAGTTGATAGTGTATTTCTTAATATGATTACACTGTATATGTTAAGTAAGGAGTTTGAAACTCGTCCGTTTGCACAGGAGTATGCAAATCGTACCATAGCATTTGGAAATTTTGCAGTGCCAAGAGTTAGTGGTACCGACCTATACCAAGGTCTGCATATTATGCTTTATCCAGCTGGACATACTGCCGCACAACTCAAGGCAGTTGAACAAAATACTGCGCTGTCATCTCAATTACATACCAATGTCAAATTGGTTAAAGATTTTGTCCGCGGTATAGCCAATGGCTCTCTTGACCGCACCACTGCTATTCGTATCATGTATAGATTAGAAGGCCAAATGAATATTGATATCAGCAACTATAAAAGCCTGCGCCGTCTAATTACAGATTGGGAAAATATAACAACAATGCAACGTCAATTGTGTGTGACACGCTTGTTGCAGTATTACAGATTGCGTGGACGCCGAAGCGAATTGCTTCCAGTGCTTGAATCACTTGCTAGGAATAAAAACATGGAGCTCACTGATGTAGGTAATGCAGAACTTGCAGCCGTTGGTGCAGGCGCAATTACAGGTTCTAGGACTGGTAGTGGGTTCATGTCTAGTTTGGCAAAAGCAGCAGGCGGCTTTGCTGTAGGATACGCAATCGGAAGGAACCTTTAATGTCAGAGAAGAAATCTTACATGATCCCTGGTGCCCACCTTGGCGCTGATCCAGAATTCTTTTCAGCTTGGACATTATATGATATCAGTCCAGCTGGCCGCGATAACTTAGCAGTCTTGATGAGTGTAATTGCTGGCAGGGGACAACCATTATTGGCAGGAGTTGATTGCATTGAAAATCAGGACCTGGGCACTGAACTATTTGGGGAAAATTTTAGCGGAAAGCAACGTGTCTGGTGCTTAAAATGGATTGCTAGTGCCAAGGGACAAATGACAGAAGAGACTTTAACAATAGAAGCCAATGGCCAATACATGACTACTGGACTAGCAGAATCTATTCCCCTTCCCGGGCAGGTTATTACATCTGGCCCGGATACAAATACGTTCTTCATCCTTCACGATTCTTTCTAATTTGCTAAATATAGCGTAATACTAACATACGCTTTAACTCATTCCTGGCT